ATTGATTCCCTTCTCTTCGTCGGCTGCCTGCTTGATGGCGTAGGCGATCCCTGAGGCGATAGCTGCCGCAGCCGTGGCTACCGCTGCCCCGGCGATAGCGAAGCCGCGCCCTACCGCGGCGGCGCTACCCCTGAGCTTAGCGAGCCCGCGATCAATCCCTCGGATCGCTTTCGTAGCGGCGTCCTTCGCTACGATCTGGAAGTTCATGCGAGCCTCGGTTGCCATCGATCACCTCGTCAGGCGTGCGCGGAGCCCGCGCACATTTTTTTCGAACTGCTTGTCGTTGAGAAGCTTCAGCACGGTCTCCGCATAGGCGCGCTCAGCGAGAGCGCTCTCTCGATCTCCCGTTTCGTTCACGAAGGGGTTCGCCTTTTTGCCGGGATGCTGGACGAGCTTGGTGTTGATCCCTCGGAAGCTCAGGAACCTGAACCGCTTCCCCGACGGGATCTGATGCGGCGGGATAGCTTTCACGGCGAACTGCCCATACCAGACGCCGCCCTTGCCGCGCTTGATCCCGACGAGAGCGCCGCCGCCCTTGATCTTTGAACGGCGAGCCTTTACCGCTTGTCGGAGCTCGGGCTTGCCGTTCCCGCCTGAGGGCGCGGCTGCCCGCATAGGCTTCACAAGAGCTCGCGCAGCTTCGAGCGTAGCGCGGTTCTGGTAGCTCGTCAGAGTCCGCGCATCGAATCCTCCGCGAAGCGCGAGCCGTATCGATTGATCCCCCTCGAGCTTGATCGACAGGTCGATTCTAGGGTTTGACGCCACGGCTTCGCTCCTCTTTAGGCTTTAGATCAACAAAGAGCTGCCACCATCGAAGAACCTCGTCTGCGGGCTTCTCCCCAATAACGTCGGGAGTGATCCCCAGCTCTCGAGCGAGCAGGTAGAACATAATCTCCGGCGGTGGCGAAACTGAGTGCCCAAGAGCTAGACGCCGTGCCGCCCTTCGAAGCGCTACCGGGGCGGCAGTTTTCCCAGCTCTTCGCCCCACTTCTCCATCGCGAACGTGACCATTGAGAACGGATCAGCATCAGCGAGATGATCGACGGGCTTTGATTCTTCATCCGTGAAGTTATGCTCCACGATGATTCTCGAGAAGGCGTCAATCGCCTTGTCGAAGTTTCCACTCTGAAGATCAGATAAAACCCGCGCCGGGAAGTCTGCGCGTGCGATCACATAGAACCCCGCATAGGGCTCCTGGAGATCGATGCGGATCGTTCGCGGCGCGGGTTTTGTCGGGTTCGACATAGTGCCTCCTATCTATGGGTGCGCTTATGGCAGCGCGTTGATTCCGTTCTTGACCTGATACTGGAAAACTTTCCCGCTCGTCGGATCGTATGCCAGCGTCAGCTCGATCGCGTAAGTCACGATCCCGTCCTGATCTCCGCCGATAATCTCGACCGAAGATGGAACAGCTGAAACGAGAAGATCGACCGAGTGCTGCGGGCTCTGAGCATCCTCCCAATGGAGGCGCCAGAACGAGAGCGTTCCCTGCTTATCGTAGAACTGCGAAACCGCCGCCGGGTTTGATGCGACCGTCAAAGAGAGCGTGCCTCCGAAGCCCGTGGCGAACTGATTATAGTCCGCGAGGGTAAGAGCTCCAGCTTGAGCATTGATCGCAGCCATTCCCGTGTTGATCTCTAGGTTCCAGTCGTAGAGATGCGTGAATGCGGTGCCGCCTGAAGTTCCCGCGCTGAGAAACGCCGTGCCGTAGCTTGCGTTCCAGAGCCGCCCCGCAAGGGCGCGGCTATCTGTGGGCAAGCTTTCAACCGTAGCTTGCGAGGTCTTCGTCACCGTCTTCCCGAAGGCAGAAGCGGAGAAGCTCGTCAAGCCGCTGGCTTCAGCGGAGAGCGTAATGCTTGTCGGCAAGATGCCGTTCACGTGGTAAGACTGGTTCCCATCTGCGACGATCACTTCCGCTGAGAGCGGAGCGTTCGTCGATGAGTCCATGCCTACGGCTCGAGCCCAGGTATAAGGGGCAGCGCTACCAGAGGCGGTGCCGCCTGCGGTCTTCTCTACCATCGCAAGCCAGACCGCGAGATCGTCCGTGCTCACCGCTGGAGCCTCGAGCGTGAGCTCTGGGTTCTCAGCCAGCTGAGTGATGCGAGTGCCAATAACAGGCGTGCGAATGCCGACCGAGCGATCATCGCCCAGATCCCACTCGCGTCCGAGATTGATCACGCCCGTTGGCGTGACAGTCATCCGGCGCCCGCCGCTTGCGAAGTCCGCAGCGGCTCCGGTGCCGTAGGTGCTCTCTCCCTTGAGAACGAGTTTCGAGAATAGAACCGTTCCGTTTGCCACTGCTTTTCTCCTTAGCTATGCCGTGAAGTTCACGGCTTCTTGCTTGACGCACTCGACCGTCGCTTCGACAGTCATGTAATCGATCCCCGCGACCTCATCAGTTCCGAGCGTAGTGCCCGTGACCGCTGCCTGATCTACGTTCCCGCTCAGCGTAACGGCTCCATCGTAGAGCTCGCGCAGCCACGTGCGGTAGGCGTAGAGAGCCTGCGTTCGACGAGCGATGTCTCCGATCGGCTCAAGATAGAGCCTCACGGTGTAAGTGATAACCGTCCGCCTTGTCTTGCCACCCGTTTCGATCTGATCTCCGCCAGGAAGCACGAGAATCGAGGGGGTGGCTGCGATCGAATCCAGCGGAACCGCGGATGCTTGACGCACCGCAGCGTATCCAGCGGGACATGGGGCAGCCGTCGATCGAGCTGCGAGGGCTTGCGCAATCGCGAGGTCGTTCATGATCAGACTCCCATCCCGAGATGGAGGCGATAGGGATCAAGAAGGAGCTGCGCTTCGGGATGTAGGCGATTGCTCATCCGCAGAACCGTGCCCTGCTCGGTGCTTCCGACGATTCCGAACGGTGCCTTGCGTGCCTCATACACGGCAGTTCCTTGGATAATCGCGGCTTGATGTACCGCATCCGGCACCGAGCTCCACCCGAGATTGCCGATCAGACGGCAGCCGCGTGGGATGTAAGGGAACCCGAGGTTTGAGTTTGGCGACGTCTGGATGCCGCGATAGGGCTGCGAGAATAGCGCCGCGTTGTATGGCGCGAGGATGTAATCGGCGGTTGTCCAGATCTGCGAAAACGTGCCGTTCCCATCATTGTCCGAGGCGAGCTGGGTGATTGATGTGAAGGGATCAGTTGGAACGAAGGCTCCGTCTGCCGACGTATAGAAGGCGGTGCCGCCTGTGATCTGATAGAAGAACTGTCCGGTGTAGTCGTCGATCATACGGCTGACCGCGTTTGCGATGTCGTCGATAATCTCGTTGTCTACGCTATCGGCTGTGCCGATTGCGAGCGCAAGCTTGAGATCAGCGCGCGAGAGGTATCCGTTGGTGATTGCCATGCTCAGACTCCGATCGGTTTCACTCTTGCGATCGCTTCGGGATCGCCTGCGTCTTGCCAGCCCTCAATGAGAAGCGGCTGGATGAGATGGTCGCGTTCATACGCGCGAAGGAGCTCGACCATGTGAAGCTCTCCGCCCTTTGATTGAGCTGCTAGATCGCGGGCGTTTCTCCTCAGGCAGCTGCGGCAAGAGAAGCGATAGATCCCAGCGCAGACCTCGATCTGCGGGATGCCCCGGCTCCAGCCTAGCCCTTCGAGATAGTAATCCCAAGCCCTCCAAGGGGCGGGCGCTACGCCCACCCAATCTCCGGGTTCAGCGGGAGCAGCTGGAACGAGCGTATCAGCGAAGAGCACGAGGAGCTCGCCCTCTTCTTCTGGCTTCGCCTCAAGGTACGCGAGGAGCGCGCCCACAGGACCGTCTGCCTTCGGATGCTCGAGGAGCTCAATCCAAGGAGCCACGAGCTCAAGAGAGCGGCGATCCTCGGGGCGGATCACGGCGGATACCTCGAAGCCATCGAGCGCGCGGCGATGCCAGTCCGCGACGGAGATTCCTCCAGCATTGACGAGGAGCTTGGAAACCCCGCCTAGGCGCGAGCTGCGCCCGGCGGCGAGGATCAGCGCCCTGTCCACGGTCGGCTCTCATGCTGCCACTCGGGATTGAGCCGATAGCGCCACGTCTGCTCTGGGATAGCCACGAAGCGAGCCCCAGCATCGAGCGCCCTGATCCAGAACTTCCAGTCGTAGCCCTGCTCTTCTTCCCATCCCCCGAGATCGAGCACGAGCTCCGTGCGTACCAGGGCGTTATGGCTGACGATCGAAGAGCGCCGGAGAAGCTCAGGATCAAACGGGCGGTTGTAGAGATCGAAGGCATCGCCTTCACTCTGGCACCAGCTATAAACCACGTCGGCGCCTTCGCGCGCTGCGGCGAGCTTCTCGAGATGCTCAGTGAAGAGCACGTCGTCATCATCGAGGAGCTGAAGCCAGTCCGTAGCTACGGCAGAGGCGAGCAGATTCTTCACTCGAGCTCCGCCCCGGCGCTGGTAATCAATGCCGACGAGATGATCCGAGGGCTGGAGCGTCTGCCTGCGAACGCTTTCGATCGCCTCTCGAAGGAGCCCCTCGCGCTCTGGAAGGGTTGGCGTGATCACCGTGATGCCGCTCACTTTGCCTTCCCCTTTAGGACGCCGCGCTCCTTCTTTCGGCGCTGCTCTCGATTCAGAGGAGGCGCGAGCCTCTCCTGAAGAGCTGCGAGAACTGGCAGCCAATACTCACGGAACACGCGATCGTGGGCGTAGAGCTCAGCCTTCGCTCGGGCGTCTAGCTTCAGCTGCGCAATCGATCCGTCAGCCTTCGCCTGATACGCCTGCTCGAGCGCTTCGAGGATGTCGGGAACGGATGGCGCAAGAAACCAAGAGCCCATCGGTTCGTTCCACTCAGGCTGCCCGCCCACAAGCCATCCGCCGCCGACGAGCTCTGGCTGAGCCGTCCACTTGGAGCAGATCACGGGAACTCCGCAAGCCTGTGCCTCGATAGCAGGCACACCGAAACCTTCTCCACGAGAAGGCATCAAGAGCACGTCGCCCATCCGGTAAACCTTCGGGAGCTCTTCGCTTGGGATGCCGCTCCGGTATTGATACTGTGGCGCAAACTTCACGCGATCCGCTGGAGCGCCTGTCGCTGCGATGAGGCGTGGAAGATTGACGCCGCCTGCGAGCCCGAGGCTTTCGGTGTGGAGGTAGAGATAGGCGTCAGGATGCGCCTGCGCAAAGTCGGCAAAGGCGAGGAGCATCTCAGGGAAGCTCTTCCGCGATGGCACGCCCTTATTTGCGGCGTTGGCGACGATCACGAAGGCATCCTCGGGGATGCCCAGCTGAGCTCTGAAGTTATCCCCTTCAGGGCAGAAGAGCTCCGTGTCGACGGAGTGCGGAGCGTAGAGCACGTCCTTCACGCCCGCTGCCTTGAGGCGGCTCTCGCCAAACCTAGACATAGCGATCGCCACGCGCTTCTCGCCGGGCTTCGAAAACCAGCTCGCCACCTCAGCGGGAGCAGGATCGTGATCGACTGGAACCCAAGCTGCGAGCGGCTGCCCATCCCAGAGCGAGCCCTTCACCGTCCAGACGTCGTAGAGGATGATCCCCCAGCCCTGAGCTTGAACCCAGTTCCGCACGTGGGCGCCTGCCAGATCGTTGCTCCACGCATCGTATCCCTGCGGGAGAACGGGGATTCCGTTCCAATCAATAGGCGAGCCCTGGAGCCCGTAGTTAGAAACTGCGGCGACTTCATGCCCGGCATCTCGAAGCCGAGGGAGAATCGCTGCGGTCTGCGCACCATACCCGGTGCCAGCCCACGGTGCGTTAGAAAACCATGCGATCCGCATTTGGGTGCCTCCTTCCCATTTAGCGATTGAGAGATGCGGAAGAGCCCCCGCCCCTAAGGGCGAGGGCTCTGTCCACTTTGCTGCTAGCGCAGCGCTAAACCTTGCGGGTTAGCTGTTCTTCGAAACGAGCGCCTTGGCAGCGTTCGCATCGAGGAGCTGACCGTCTACGCGATACGTGACGCGGATCGCGATCTGGTCGGCGTTGAACGCATAGTCCGCGGATCGAGCGACCTGAAGGTCGCCAGCTTCGCGGATGATGTACGACGGCGCGTGGAACGCGACGACGGACTTCGATGCGCTACCGACGGCAGCCATCGCAGCGTTCTCGAGGAAGCGGAAGCCAGCGAGTCGATCGCTGCCTGCTCCATCAAGACCCGGCTGGTAGATGAACTCACCAGTCGTGCTCTGGAACTTGCGGATCTTAGCAACCGCGCCACGCGACGCCATGATCACGGTGTCCTGATTTCGATACGGTGCCTCGAGCCCATAGACCAAGTCCATGATGTCGGTCGCATCGAAGAAGGAAGCCGAGCCCGCAGCGGTGACCGTGCCAGCGCTCGGAACAAGACCCGTTGGAAGAACGGTGCCGGTACCAACTGTGAAGGCGCTGCCCGCTGCCTGAGCGAGCGAACGACCCGCAGCCTCACCGACGAGCTGCTCGATGTTCACGCCGTTATCGGACGCGAGCTCCGAGGAGATCAAGGTGAGGGTCGCGAGCTTGAACGCCTTCAGCGTGATTGACCCGAGGGTCGGATCAACTGGCGTGATTGCGCCGTTCTCGGAAACCCAAGCTGCGGCTGGATTTGCGGTCAAGCGCGGAACAGTGATGTCCTCGCCTGCCGTAGTGCGGAGCTTTCGAGCCACGGCGTAAACCGGGGCGATGTCCGTGAGGTACTGGACAACAAAGTCCGCGAACGTCACAGGAACGGTGCTCGAGCTCTTAGCGAGCGCGCGCATAGCGAACGAGCCGTCGCGCTTCTCGCCTGAGAGGATCGCGCGAAGCGTTGCGGCTTCGTCGTTCTTCACAGGAGTCGCAGCCGTGGCGATCTCGAACTTCGAGCGGAGAGCGTCCACCTTGGTGGCGCGCTCTTCTGCGGAAGCGACGGCGGCAGCCTTCGCATCCTTGTCGCTCATTGAACCCATAAGGGCGTCAAACTGAACGTTCTCCTCAGCCGAGAGCTCGCGCTTCTCGTCCTGGGCTCGGGTGAGCAGCTCCTTCGCTTGCGACCAATCGTTCGCGCGCGACTCGAGCAGCCCCTTGATGATCTCAGACATGGTCTTGAGTCCTTTCAGGTACTACAACCCGCAGCATGAGCCGCGGGGGTTGATTTATTTCCGCGCTTCCGGCGGTGCTATCGGCAGTGGTGCTCACGCCCTCGTGCCTAGCCCTTGCGTTCGAGCGGTTCTTCTCCTAGCGCTTCGCTTGAGCGAGGCGCAGCTGGAGCTCGCGGATGGATGCCGGAACCTCGACCGCCTCAGCGGGAGCAGGCTCAGGCTCAGGCTCAGGCTCCGACTCGATTGCCGGGGCGATCTGCCCAAGAATAGCGCGCAGATAGAGAGAGCGATCAAGATCGACCTCTCCGTTCAGGAGCCCATCGATGGCATCCCGAACTTCTGCGGGCTCTGCGTCAATGCGGGCGGCAAGAGCGCGCACGGCGCCCAGCCCGACCGTTGATGGATAGGCTGGGGCGTTCCCAGTCAGAAGGGATACCTCGTGGAGGCGGATGTTCGTGAGCTCTCGGGTCGTACCGTCGGTGCTCCAGCGGTCGCCCTTGGATGGGATCGTGAAGCCGAAGCTCGCGCCCATCGCTTCGCCGTCTCGCTTTAGGTTTGCGGCAAGATCGGCAGCATAGCTCACGTCAGGATTGAGGCGGATCTCTGCGAGGAGCCCGCGCTCGTCTTCCTGAAGCGAAACAGAGCCAGTCTTCGTTGATCCTAGGAAGAGCTCAGGCTTGTGATCTTGGAACGCTTTCACTTCCCAGTCGCCGCGCCCGGCGGCAGAGAGGCTCTTCGAGAAGGCTCCCCGCTTGATCACTTCCGTGAATCCGAGCGCTGGGGAAGAAGGCGAGTCGAAGAGGGCGATGTGCCCGCGGTAGGTGTACCCGTCGCCTGTTTCGCTCAAGCTCACGGGGATTGATCGGAACTCTAGTTTCATCAGGGGTTCTCCATCACTACGCTCGTCCGCTTCAGCGTCGAGCTGCTTGACGATTTGCTCCGCATAGCTGCGGGTCTGATCGTTTCCATCGAGAGTGGGCTCTGATCCCCAGAGCAGGTGCGCCACCTGCCCCGGCGTATAGCGACCGTCTTCGCCGGGCTCGGGAGCTCCCTCGAGATCGACGCGATGCCGGGCAAGCCACGCGCTCATACGGCGCCACTTGTCGGCTGATACCTCTCCGCGCGCCATCGCGCGAGCTTCTGCGATTGTACGCTCGACGAGCCCTTCTCCTGCGAACTCTAGGAGCTCGAGCCCCTTCTCAGCTGCGGAGCGAACGTAGCTTGGAGGATCAAGATCAACGGCGCGGATCTCCTCGATGAGCTCCTCGATCTCCTCGGGCTTCTCCTCAATAGGCGCCGGAGGCGTAGCTGGAACGGTGCCGGGAAGCGTATCCTCTCCAGCGAGGCAATCACAGGCGCCGATCCCCATCGCGCAGCCTGAGCAGTCGCGGATCTCGTGGCTCATCCGCTAGATGCCCACGATGCGCCGGGCATCCGCTAGGGGGATGCCGGAGCTAACCAGCGAGGCGAGAACCTCAGCCTTCGCTCGAGCATCTGCCACCGCCATGTTTGGCGCCTCATTGAGCGGCATCCTGAACTGATCGCCGCCATCAATAGGGCGGAGATCCTCAAAGGCACGCACCTCGTTTGGCGAGAGAACGCCCTGTGTGAGCAGCTGGGTGTAGAACGTAGCGCGCTCGTTTGATGCGCCTCGGAGCAGCCCCTCAAGCGAGAAGCGGACGAAGGCGTCGGGATTCGTGACCAGCGATGAGAGAGCGCTCTCGAGGATCGCCGCGAGAGGGCGCACCGTATCGCGAACGAACGCGAGGCTCTGCTGCTCGACGGAGGCGTAGCTCACGGCGCCGGGATCGGTGACCGACAACATGTATGGAGGGATTCGGAGCAGGCGGCAGATCTGAAGCACGGTGAACGTGCGGCTCGCAAGGAGCTGGGTCTGCTCTGGATCTACGCCGCGGAACTCTTGGAACTCCGCGCCGCCTGTGAGCATGAGAAGGCTCCAGCGCTTCGCTCCAGTCTGCGAGCGGCGGATCTGATCCTTGAGCGCTTCGGCGGTTTCCTTCTTCTGCTCGCCCGGCACCTTGATGATGCCGCTCGGATTCGAGCCGTTCTCAAAGTAGGTGGCGGCGAAGTCTTCGATCGCGAGCCCTGTCTTGATCGCCTGAGCGTTAGCTCGAAGGAGATCGATCCCGCGCTCCTCGCCGGGAAGTCGAAGAAGAGGCACGTGCTTGATCTCGTTCGGACCTGCCTTGACCGAGCTGCCATCTGCGTGGCGGATCGTATAGACGGGAACTCCATCGACTCGAGCCACTTCGACTCGCTCAGGATTCAGAACCCGGAGCTCTTGAACCTCTCCAGAGGCGTCGCGAAGCGTAGCGAGGAACAGGTTCCCGTTTGAGTAAAGGCTAACAATCGCCTGCGAGATGAGGCTCTGAATCGTCTGCGTTTGATTGCGAGGATCAGGCGAGGAGATCCAGCTGGGCTTGGGTCGGTATGGATAGCGCACCCCATCTCGGCGAATGTACGTGTCCACGGGGAGGGTCGAGATCGTATCGGCTAGGAGCCGCACGCCGCTGGTATACGCTGTGAGGTTCATCGCGCCGTGGATGTCGCTGACTTCGCTGCCGCCTCGATTGAACGGCACGAAGCCGCCGATCGAACCGATCGCGCGCTGCTCATCGCCTCCGAGGATTGAACGGATCAGATCAGGCATCAGTTAGTCCTTCCTAGAGAATAACCCGCCACGATAAGGGCGAAGCCGCACAAAGCGATTGCGAGCGCTGGAGCGACTGTGGCGATCGCGTAGATCACGAGAGCCGCACCTGCGAGCTCCAGAAGGGAGGCGAGATAGATCATCTAGATGAACTCCAAGCTAACGTCGATGTTTTTCGTTGATTCTGTCGCGTGCCATCGCGCCCGATCGTACGCCATCACCGCGCAGACCGCGGCGTCAATCTTGCGCGGTGATCCCTTGTGTTCTTTCACGATTCGCGGTCCGAGGCGGTCGACTTTTACGGCGCAGTTATCAAGGTGCCGAGCAAGCGCTTGATCGTCTGGGTGAGAGATGAGCTTATGCGTCACCGCTTCTAGGAACGTCGCGCAAGCTGGAACCATCCGCCCCGGACTTTGTGGGTAGATCACAACGGGAAGCCCTTCAGCTTCCCAAGCCTGAAGAGTTCGAGCCCAGCGGTAGGGGTCGGCGGCAATCTCTCGCACTTGATACGTGCGGCAGAGCTCGCGCATCCGATCCTCGACTTCTGCGATCGGCACCTCATAGTGCGGGTCATCGATGCGGCGCTCCCAGAGCCCGACGGTTTCGAGATGCCCATCGAGAGTGGCGGCGACGATCGCGGTGGAGTCGTTCGAGAAGGAGCCGTCGAAGGCGAGAACAATCTCTTCGCCGGGTTTGATTCTTCGCTCGGAGATGAGCGCGTCCCAGGCACCGCCGGGGAGCCATTGAGTCGAAGTCGCAACCCATTGATTCAGGCGCTTAGTTCGAACCTCAGCTTCGGGCAGCGATAGCACCGCGCTCTTCATGTCTTCCTCGAAGAGGAAGTCTCCAAGCGCAGGGTTCGCAGCTGCCCAAGTTTTAGGGTCGCGATAGTCCGCGTCTTCAGCGGCGGCAAACCAGCGGAAGTAGAACGTGGGATCGTCGATCTCTCCAGCCTTGACTTGACGCCCGTATTGCCACAGGCGATAGCAGAGCGAGTCCTGCCCGCGGCTATCGAACCGAGCTCCGGCGGTTGTGATTCCGATCACGAGCGGCTGCGATCGCGTACCAGATCCGAGGTTCATCGTAGACCAGAGTCGGTCGTCTGGCTGAACGTGTACCTCGTCGAAAACTACCAGCGAGGGATTGAGCCCTTCAGCCCTCGAAGCATCCGCAGAGAGCACGCGCAAAACTGAGCCCGTAGCTGGGAACTCGATCAAGTCGCGCATCACCCGAAGGCGCTGCGAGAGAATCGGATCAAGCTCTACCATCCGAGCGCACTCGCGGAACACAATCCGAGCCTGGGCTCGATCTCCCGCCACGACGAAAACGTCAGCGCCTACCTCATCAACGACGAGCCCATAGAGGGCGATCCCCGCAGCGATGAGCGACTTCCCGTTCTTGCGAGGAAGCCCGAGCAGCCCGCGGCGATACCGGCGCCGTCCGTCTGCTCGCAGCTGGAAGAGATCGTCGAGGATTTCGCGCTGCCACGGGCGCAGCTTGATCAGCTGCCCCGCCTGCTCGCCCTTCGTGAGGCGGCAGAACGTCTCAATAAACTCAGCGACGAGATGCCCCTGCGAGCGAAGCTTCGGCTCTTTCTTACCCTGCGCGGCGCGCGGCTGCGAGGAGCGCGGAGAGCTTGCCTTGCGCGTCGTTGGCTTCGGCATCTAGGTCACTCCTCAATCCTGTGCGGGAGGCTGGAGTGAGCCCAAGCTCGCGAGCGAGCGAGCGCATGAGCGTCGCGTTATCTCGAACGATCTGGTGGAGCGGATTCTTGACCAGCTCTCCGTTTCGCCCTTTGATCAGCGGTCCTGTCTTTGCGAGCATCGTCTCAGCGGTGCGATACCGCGCCGTCGCCTCAGCATAGAGGCGGAGCGTTTGCGTATCGGCTGCCGTGAGAACGCCCGTATGACCTACCGCTGCGACGGTCGAGTGCCAGATCTGCCGCGCCTCTTCGGTCAGATCTTCGGGTGGATTGAGATCAGATCGAGCCGGCATAGGCTCGAGGTAGTTGATGCGAGAGGGTCGGGTTTCGCCGCGCACGAGCTTGAGCTTCGTCGGCTGCGGAGCAGGTCCTCGCGAGCCCATAGAGAAACCTCCAAGGTGTCGAGATGATGGAGCGCGCGGGTCTCATCGCAGAGCCCTCCTCCCAGCTGGAAGCCGGGCGCCTCGCTTTCTAGGCTTCGCGCGCTTGAGGAACGGATCGCTCCGCTCGTGAGATCTTCTCGCCCTTATAGATTCCGCCGCCGACCTCATCGATGCGATCGAAGGGGATCACGGGAACGGTGAGCTCAGCTCGAGCAGCTGGATCGAGGAGGAAGACATAGCGAAACTGCCAGCCCTTCATGAGCTCAGCCTTCGCCTCTGCGACGTATCGTTTGAAGTTGAAGCTCCCGCCCGTGACTTGGAAGAAGGAGCGCCCGCCGAGCTCCGCTCTAGGCTTCGTGGGCTGACTCTTGAGCGTGAGGCTATGAACGACGTCGCCGTTGGGAAGCCTCGCAAGATCTACGCTCTGGTGAAGCCCTGTGAGAAGGAAGCCGGAGGCGCGGTAGATAGTGCCGTCTCCGCATTGAGTTCCATCCGCGAAGGAGATCACCCAGCGCAAGTGCGGCGCGTGCTTCCGAAGAAGGCGCAGGCAGATCGAGATCGCCCTGCTCTCGCTATTGCGAGGGAGCGCATCCGTGAACGCCATGCGATTCAGCTCGATGAAGCCGTTCCACCCGGTATTTCGAACGATCCCTCGGACTTTGGATTTATCCAGGGAAGGGCCGAAGGAGAGCGCTCCTTCGAGCCTCCCCTCCCAATAAACGCCGAAGTGGACGAGGGAGTTCTGGACGACCTTTCCAGAATAGTGGTGCGAGCGGATGAAGGAGCTCGCAGTTCGAGAATCGATCAGGCGGATGACGAGGCTCTTCGCGCTAGGCATACGCTTCACAGATAGCTGCGAGCGCGTTCCCGTTTGCGTTTGGCGACTCGCCTTCAGCTCCCGCGGCTTTCGCTTTCGCGATCGCGGACTGGATGATGCCGCGCTGCTCTGGGGTCATCGTGAACGTCATCTGGACGACGCTCTGATTCTCATCTGAGGGCAGCCCTTCGAGGGCTGAGAAGTCGCCGGGGATGATGCCCGCGTTCGCCGCGAGCTCCGAGAGGAGCTCCTGAACGGCAGCGCTGCCAGTGCCGACTTCTTCGAGAAGCTGCGCGAGCTGCTCCGAGTCGGTACCGGCGAGCCCTGCCAGCGGATCAATGGTGGCGAGGATGAGCGCCTCCTCTGCGAGGGAGAGCTCGAGATAGATGACGGGGATTGAGGCGATGCCATCGCGGAGCGCGAGGCTCACGCGGAGATGCCCATCGACGAGATGCCCCGTCGTGCGATTGACGAGGACGGGCTGAACGAAGCCGACCTCTTCGAGGATGCCAGCGAGGGCGTCCTGCTGCCGCTTGGGATGGATGCGCCAGTTAGCGGGATTAGCGAGCAGCTGATCCGGCGCCTCTGCGCCATGCCCGACGATGCGGCTCTCCCAGCTCGAGCGCTTGCCTTGTGCCTCCATTTGTGCCTCCTCCTCCAGAATCGAGAAACTAAGCCGAGCGCACACGAGGC